GCGGGATATCAGCCGGCTCAATCGTCCTCTCCCGCAGGCGGATCAGATCACCTACCCGGAAACGCCCCCTGCGGCGACGGTAGGGTCAGCGGTTACCTTCAAGACGCGCATCGTCCCGTCGCGTCGGCAGTATTCGATTGGGTGGACGCCAGGAATGGTGGCGCCGCCTCCAGTCGTTGTGGAGCAGCCTGTATCGGCCTGGCTGCCTACCTTGGTCATTCGGCGGAAGGAAACCCGTCGGAAGCTCATCGTACTGAGTCACAAGGAGCTCGAGCAGTACACACCCCCTGTAATTGCTTGGTTCGAGCCGCCGAAAGCCATCAAGATCGAATACCGGCGAGTACGGCAGACGCTGACGTTTATCAAGCTTCCGCCGGCCATTGGGCCGCCAGCTTGGGAAACCAAACAGCGCGCCCCGACGTTTCAGGATAGGCGCTTACTGCGAACACCGCAGCACAACGTTTACCCTGAGACGCCTTCATACGCAGCCTGGCTCGCGCCCAAAACCAACCGCATCAAGCGGGTGCGCAAGCTGCAGAAGCTGCTTGGGCATCCTGACCTCTCACCAGCGACACAAATCCTCCCAGCATTCGAGCCGGTTGGATTCCATCGGCGCCGAGAGACCACTAGAACCATCAGGCTAGAGCAAGAGCTCAACTACTACCCAGCAACACCACCTCCCGCTGTTCCATTCCCGTCATGGGATGGACTGGCGACTAACCGGGTAGGCCAAGCCAGGAGGCTGCAGAGCCTACCTGAGCTCAACGTCTACCCAGCCACGCCGGTTGTGACTACGGTCGAGATTACCGCGGTCACGCTCGTTACCCAGAAACGCCGCAAGTCACGTCCGGGCATATTCCAGACTGGCGGGCAACTGGTAGAGGCGCATCCCGAGCCGTCTCTGCTCAATTTCTCGCCCACTGGCTACCACTTCAGGAGGGATATCAAGCGGACCTTACAGCCACAGGCTCCGCAGATCACTTACCCAGCAACACCGCCTATCACGATGGCGGCGGTGACTCTAGTTACCAATAAGCGCCGCAAGTCCAGACCAGGAATTATCCAGACCGGCGGCTTATTGGTTGAGGCTCATCCGGAGCCTTCTGCTTTCAACTTCTCGCCAACCGGCTATCACTTCAGACGAGCGACCGAGAGAAGGTTACAGCCGGCAGACCCTCAACTGCTGTTCCCGGCCACTCCACCGATCACGACCACTGCGTTCACGCTCACCGGCTATCACTTCCGCAAAGCCACAGAGCGGAGGCTACAGCCTGCTGATCCACAGTTGCTGTACCCGCCAACCCCATCGACCCCGGAGCAGCCGCCTACCGCCTTCCAGCCTACCGGCTACTACTTCCGAAGGGTCACCAGGAGACAGCTACAGGCCCAGGCGCCGCAGCTTACCTACCCGCCAACGCCGGTAATCGTGGTCGAGGAGCCGACCAAGGTAGGCGGGGACGACAGAATCAGGCGCAAGAGCCCACACAAGGGCCACGACAAGAAGCGCGCGCAACTCAAGATCACCGAGGAACAGCGCCTGCTCGCCGACATTCGGCGCATGTACAGGCAGCTACAAGGCATTGATGAGCTAGCACCGCAGGCCGAAGCGATCCTCGCGCCCATCGTTCAGAGCGGCGAAGCACCAGAGGACTACGAGGCGGCTAAGCTCAAGCTGATCGAAGCGCGACTAGAAAGCCTCGCAAGTCTCGGAACCGAGGCTGAAATTGCCCTGCGTTTGTTGTATCGTGAGCTAGAGGAACTACGAGAACGTGAGGACGAGGAAGCGGTGTTGCAGGCACTGGCACTACTACTCTAAAACAGAGGAAAATAGACGGTGGCTATTGGAGTCAAGACCGGCGGGCGCCAGAAGGGAGTCAAGAACAAAATCCCGGCCCAGGCCAAGGAAAACATCGCTAGCGTGTTCTCAGCCATTGGCGGGAAGGCGGCCATGTCCAAGTGGGCCAGAGAAAACCCAACTGAGTACTACAAGATTTACGCTCGCCTGATCCCTGTGGAGCAGCATGTGAGCGGGGCTCTGGGCAGCTATGAAGCCATTCCAGTTGAGCAACGCGAACCTATTCCAGTGAGTATTATCAATGCGGACAGCGGTTCCACTGCACGGCACTAGGTTTGGCCGGCTTGTTGCCGTGTCGCTTGGACCACCAAGGGAACGGTGTGGTGGAGCTCGTTGGCACTGCAAATGCGACTGTGGCGAATATGTGCTGGTTCGAGCTGACTCACTGAAGTGTGGTAAGACGCAATCGTGCGGATGCTTGGTACGAGAAATTGCGGCCGAGCTGTGCCGTGTCCATGGGGCTATAGATGCCAAGGCTTATACGTCTTGGGAGCACATGAACGCACGGTGCCATAATCCTAATTTCAAGCAGTACAAAGACTACGGTGGTCGTGGGATCAAGATATGCGAACGCTGGTCCTCGTTTGGTAATTTTCTAGCCGATATGGGCGAACGTCCTGAAGGTCTAACACTAGACCGAATTGACGTTAATGGAGACTATGAGCCAAGCAATTGCAGATGGGCCACTAGGAAACAGCAGGCCAACAACCGTCGTCCCGTGGCGCGCTCAACGAGGCCCACAGCTCGAAGCGATTCGCAAGCATTGGGTTGAAGAGTTATTTTTTGGGGGAGCAGTTGGCGGCGGCAAGAGTGACTGGCTTCTCGGTGATTTTGGTCAGGATGTACCTCAACCGTGGGGCAAGAACTGGCACGGCATCCTGTTCCGTAAGACCTACCCAGAGCTAGAAGATCTAATCAGTCGCAGCCAAGAAGTCTATCCCGAGTGGTTTCCTAGGGTTCAGTGGCTATCGTCCGACAAGACATGGATTTGGCCTAACGGAGCCACGCTCAAGATGCGCTATCTTGAGTCCACTACGGACTGGATGAGGTACTGGGGCCATGCCTACACGTGGATCGGCTGGGACGAGCTTCCTTCGTGGCCGGATATGGTGGCCTACACGAAGCTCAAAGCCCGCCTCAGGTCCGCACATCCTGTGCCTAACAAACGGATTCGAGCCACTGGAAACCCAGGCGGGCCAGGGCATCACGCGGTCAAGATGTACTGGAAGATCGACCAATATCCCTTGGGCGGGCATGTGTTTGAGCAAGGCGGCATGAAGCGGCTGTTCATCCGTTCACGCTTGCAGGATAACCAGCTATTGCTCGCCAATGACCCGAAGTACTCCGAGCGGCTAGCAGGATTAGGTAGCCCTGATCTCGTTAGGGCGTGGCTTGAAGGCGACTGGTCTGTCGTTAGTGGTGCGTTCTTCCCTGAGTTCAGCTCCGGGCACATCCTTGAGCCCTTCGAGATCCCCAAACACTGGGTGCGGTTCCGCTCGATGGACTGGGGATCAGCTAAGCCGTTTGCTGTGAACTGGTGGGCTGTGAGCGATGGTGAACTATCCGAGGTTCCACGTGGAGCGATGATCAACTATCGCGAGTGGTACGGGATGCAGGAGGGACAGCCGAACGTCGGGCTTAAGTTAACAGCCGAGGAAGTGGCGGACGGTATCCTACTGCGTGAGGCACAGGACGAGAAAATAGACATGTCGGTGCTAGACCCTTCGGCCTTCGCAGTGAACGGCGGGCCGTCGATCGCGTCTCGTATGGCTGGGCGCAAAGCGTACTTTCAGCAAGCGGATAACAAACGGGTATCTCAGCGTGGAGCGCTATCCGGGTGGGATTTGGTGCGTCATAGGCTGAAAGGGGACGACGCACCTATGATATATTTCTTCTCGACGTGTACCGAAACCATCAGGACGTTGCCGGCGTTGCAGCATGACGAGATGAGACCCGAGGACGTGGATACGGACGGCGAGGACCATGCTGGGGACTCGGTTCGGTATGCGTGCTCGTCACGGCCTTGGGTACGCAACGCGGCTCATACTCCACCTCCCAAGTTCCCGATACAGCAGAGCGTGCGCGAGATCATCGACGGTCGGCGGCGCAAGAGGCTAGGCGATGGCTGACTCAGACGTTAGCGAGTTCCACGCCAAGACCACGGCAGAGGTCGAATCTCGGCCGCAAGGGGTCGTGAAAAGATGGCTCTCCGAGATTGAGATCTACGATAAGTCGCACGCCGATTGGCTGAAGGAGTCCAAACGGATTTGGGAGCTGTACGAGGGCAAGGAGTCCAAGGCCAATAGCTTCAACATTCTGTGGAGCAACACCGAGACCCTAGCGCCGGCGGTCTACAACTCGACTCCTAACCCAGACGTTCGCAGGCGGTATCGGGATAAAGACCCGGTAGGCAAAGCCGCTGCGACGGTGATCGAGCGCGAGTGCTCTTACCAGCTCGACCAATACGACTTTGACGCCTCGATGCACGATCTAGTGCTCGACGTGTTGATTGCTGGCCGTGGGGTATCGTGGAAGAAGTACGAGCCGTCCTTCGCCCCCCAAACAGCACCTACTGCCGGGGATGCCAACGCCCAAGTGCCACAGGAGCAGGCCGCGCCGCTCGAGCGCATCACGGACGAGACGCTCGAGAACGAGCACGTCCAGTGGGACAAGTTTCGCCATGGACCTGGAAAACGCTGGAAGGATGTTACTTGGGTATCTCGTGAGCATGACTTCACCTACGAGATGGCGGCGGAGAAGTTCGGCGAGGAAGTAGCCGACCTGCTCGAGTTCAGCGACACCGAGGGCTCGGTCAAGAAGGCGGACAAGGACGAGACGAAGCGCATATTCAAAACCACGGTGATTCACGAGATTTGGGACCGTGACCAGCGCAGAGTGCTGTTCATTGCGCCTTGCTACAAGGAACAACCGTGTCTAGTCGTTGAGGACCCTCTCAAACTTCGTGGAT